CGAGGCAGTATGAAGTGTGTGATAACGAAGCGGTGGAGTGTGTAATGAATATTTATAAGGAAAAACCCCTTTAGAAAGAGCTTATACCAGTAGTGATAAGATTAGCGCCGCGGGCAATTGTTCCATATGGCCCGGGTAGAAAAGCGGCAGCACCTGTAATAGTGCGTAATATGGCAAGCACTCTTTTCCAAAAATCAGCGTTCATAGACGCCGGTACACCTAATGGTAAGGCGAGAGCGAGCTCTCTATACGCTGCCAATGCGGTGTGATCTTCAGGTGGTGAAACTGTGCAATACTCATAAACGCTGGCTTGAGGATTAACGGTATACTCGTAACAGGCCCATGTACGAATAATAGCTGTCTGGTTAGCGGACATACCAGAGATACGAACGACGAGCGAATCGAAATCATTGGCTAGGCCTGTTAAATAATTAGAACCAGCTAGTTGACCAAAATCAGAAGTTTGAACGTTGATAGGTATACTAGTTTGATTTTCTAGAATCGGTGTAAAGCCAAAAGTCGACGCAGCATTATAACAGCCTCCGAAGAAGCCATCGAAAAAGTTACCGACATATCTGTTAGAGTTAGTAGATGTGGTGCCGGCCAGACCGGTGATAGTGTATTCGTTGACAAAATGTGAAGTAATGTCGGATGAGATAACAATGCGCAAAGGTAAACGCCATGCTTGAATAGAGCCGCTCCAAGACATCTGATTCTGGGTGCAAATCAACTCGATATGATTGGAAACTGCACGAAAAGAATTAACAATGTCGGTCGTCTGACCAGCAGACGGAAACAAAGTAGAGAAGTCGGAGTAATTAACGGCAGCCCAACTAGATGTAAGAGCAGCAGGTGGTACGTTTTGAGTAGTGGCGTAAGTAAAATATGCAACACCTGGCACAGGAGCAAGAATGATGTAGTAATCATTAGAAGATGTAAAAATAGTGTTGCCGTTATATCGATGTTTCTTAAGCAAGGACTGCCCGCGATATGCATCAGGTATGCCCTGAACTTGTGTTTGAGTGAAATCAGGTGGGGCAAAGGCGCATTTAAGAAAAGACAAGCCTGCTTGAGTTATTGGCGGACCGCTAACCATGGCGGGACGTCGCATGTTATTAACAGTGCTGTTGTTGATACGAGGATTGTTAACAGTACGAGCGAGACGTTTGATGCGGTTGCGGGTTTGTCGTATAATGCGCC